ATCCTCTAGCAACCGTACCCATAACATTCCGCTCATCTTCTACTCCTTTATCTATAGTATATTTAACATTATTATTCTTACAAAACTCAATAATATAAGGCAAAAGTCCCACATATATTTCACCATTTGCTGGTGAGAATAACCGTATCTTTCCATCCCACATACGATTACGTACCATCGGCATGAATTTTGCACCTGGCACTTCAAACGTAAAAAATGAGTTAAGTTCTTCAGCAGTAGATGGTTCTATTTTAGATAGTGTTAGATACACTTCGTTCTTTTTAGATATAAGCATTTTGTAATGTGTGAGGCTCTCCATACTCACCTCTAACTATAATATTCCACGATATACTTACACGTTCTTCTGTGGTAGGTGGAACCCAATGCATTAACCAAGAGGGAAAGAAAAGAGCAATATCTACCGTAGAGTCGAATTGTATCATTCCTGAGTTATCCCAATTTACTGTGTTTCTTGGTTTAAGTATTGTTGCTGCTGGTCTAGGATCAAAAAATTGAATAGGTGATCCACTTTGCAAATAATAAACTCCAGAGAGAATATTATTTGAGTGAGTATGTGGTGCGTGAGAGTTTCCCTTGTTTAACAAATTTCCCCACATATTTGTAATTTCTATTTTTTCAAATTGATATCCACCATCTTTAAGAATTTTTTCTGAATACTTTAAAACTCTTTTTGCAAGAGGTTTAAAGTATGACATGGTATGTAAATTATCATCTTTACCATCCCCTTTAATGTAAATTAACATATTTGTTCTGTCATGAGTTTCAATATTAAGTTTTACTTCATGAATAGATGTAGGAAAACATTTATAAATTTTTACATCAGCCATGCTACTACACTCCATCTAGTTCCATCTATAACTTTTTTTGCTTGATGAGGATACATAAAATTAGAGGGAAATACTATTGCTGAACCTTTATTTGGTTTTATTTCTTTTTTAGCAACAACAAACTCTCCACCTTCATAGTCATCATTTAGATACAGTAAAACTGACACATGAGGAAATCCCCATTTTTGTCCGTGACTGTGGTGAATATTGTCTACGTGTTCTGACATAAATCCACCAGTACCATATTTGTTAATTCTAAAATCTGTGGTATGTTCACACATAAAAAGAGGAAACTCATACTCATACTGTCTAACAGCTTTTAGAAAACATTCTTTTAAGGGATTATAAAACACACTGTCTTTTTTAATCCAAACGTCATCCATCACAACACGATTTTTTGAATTCTCATGAACCTCTGTGTGACTAGAAAAAGATGACGGTTTTAAATCATGTTTAAAATTCATAAGATCATTACATAAACTTTTATCTACAATATCCTCATAGACTTTTATATAATCTTGAACATTCATTTACATCATTCCTGCTTCAAATTGTTTCCATGATATAGCGTGTTTGATATCCCATCCACGATTATCTATAGACTTGATTACACCATCTATAAATTTTATAGTTGTTTCCAGATAAGCAATTTTATTGGAAAGTTCTATAACATCACTATCTGATGAAATGTAAATTTGAAGGTCAGTTTTCAAAACTTTAAGGTCAAAAGGCTTTGATGCATATACTTTTGCATCTGACTTACCACCATAGTATTCCCATTTTTCACGGTACAATATTTGATAGTCACCTTTACTTCTTGCAAGTAAAAGTTCAAACCTTGATTTATAATCTAGCCACTTGGCTTTTATTTCTTGATTGTAAAAAGATTCCTGATCTATGTTTTCAACATTTTTTACAGGAAGGTCTTTGTAGGATTCTTGTTTCAATTCTTCTAATGTCATTATATACTTTCTTCAAAGACGTTAAACGTCATACGGTATGGTTGAGCAGAGTTTGATTACTCCTTGTTTACTATATTGACCCTAGTGAGGCTGCCGAGTTGTCACCAGAATTTAAGTCTAAAGATTTGATATTTGTTAAAGTCTATCTAATCTCTGCTCGTTTTTATTTATACTAACTAATTGCTTCAATTTCATAAATTTGATATGCAAAATCTACAGAAGCAGTAAGGTATTCAACATCTGTTGCTCCTTGATTATAATCTAGTGCAGTCATGGCTATAGGATACAAATCTTTGAAGAAAACATTTACAATCGGATTATTTTTATTAGATAAAATTGTTAATGTTGCATCAGAAAATAAAGAATTATTTGAAGATGGTGCTTGTACATCTCCAATATCTGTACTTGTACTTGCTGAACTTCTAGCAGTTATTGGAGTATTAGATGTATTTGTTTTAAATTCACTAAACTGTGTTCTGTTTTTTGGAAATCCTATTGCAGTCATCCACTCATGAATACTAAGATAGTTTTCTAGATACTCATCAACAATAAAACTTATACTTAGATTATCATATGTAAGTTGATCGCCCATCATAGGAATGGATTTAAGGGGTGTTGGAATTATTACATCTGACAAAGCAATAGCTGGTATTGTTGCAGAAACGGCAAAAAATTCTACCTTCGGTAATTGATGTATACCAAACCTAAATTGAGTTGGACTTGCATAGTCTAACTTAGTTGGTTGTCTTTGGATCGTGATATTACTAGCCATGATACTATTTAGTCACTTATCATTAACGCATTGTCCATCTTAGACCATTTATAAAAATATCCCAAACTATACAAAATGAAGCAATTAAGATAGCATTTCTAAATGCAAAAAATAAAACATCGTCAGTTTTTTTTCTTTGTATTTTATTTATTTTTTCTTCTTTTTCATTTTCTTCTAATAATTCAGCAAGTTTTTGATCATATTGACGTTCATTTTGTAATCTTTTTATTTTACTTTCTGCCGTAAATCTCTCTTTATTCGTTACCATAGGAACGGTAATTTTCCCTTACTAGCGTAAGATAACCATCCCCACATTGTTATGATAACAGCAACAACAACTGTTAATTGCCATGTCCATGTCCAAACTTTTATCCAAAAATCATGAACCTCTATATCGTGTTGCTTATCCATTTCTTTTTGAGCTTCTACTTGTTTTTTATGCTCAACAATCATTTTCTTTCTTGTTTCTAAAATTTCAGTCCACGTACCAACGCCAAATTTATTATCAATTCTGATGCCAAGATTCAGAATCTCTCTGTCCATTTTCTTCTGCTCAAGCACCATAGTGGCTACAGCACCAACACTCAGATCATCGTCCTCATCCTCTCCTGTTGTTTTAGTAAACATAGAACGCATTTTACTTTTAGGTTTTTTGTTTTGATTTTTGTGGATATCTCTCTTAACTTGGTCACGACTTTTAAAAAGATTGTCGATATGGTGGGCTATATCACCAACGTCATTTGCGGTATCAATCATACTTTTGATACCGCTAACTGCTGATTTTGCAAGAGCTATCCCTGCCAATATTTCTGCGACCATAACATTCTCCTTGTAACTATTTATAAAAAAAGAGGGGAGCAATTGCCCCCCTCTAGTTTATATTCAAGTTTCTTATTAGAAAACAATCTTACATCAGATTGTTAACTTTAACCCTACGATAGTACGCATTGGTGTTGGCATCCAAAGAAGCATCTGAGTTAAGACCAGAAGCAGGGAAACCATCAGACTTCGCATTGGCAGCAGCAAATGGGTTTGCAGCCATTCCGTAACGAGTCTTGAAACCAATTTTAGGTTGGAAGGTGTTCTCACCAACCGCACGAACCATCTGAAGAGGAACATACGGGCAGTAGAAGAAACCAGCATCATAAGGAGAAGAACCTTTATAACCAGCAACATAGTACTGAGAAGCAGCTACGTTGGCAGAATAAGGATCGACATATACCTTATAACGACCATTCATCACACCAGCGAATGTGGTAGATGTATCGTCTACGTTAAGGTTGTTGTTAAGAGCAGGAGTGTAATCAAGCACACCAGCCATTTGAAGGGCAGAGGCAACGTCTGCTGAACAAATCAACATATTACCTTTACCACGGCGTGTCTGTTGACCAATAGCATTGGCATCACGCTCGATCTGGAACATCAGACCTTTGAACTTCTCAACACTCCAACGTCCGTTAGAGTCTGTGTCAAGGTCAAAAGTACCAGCAGTTGTTGTGTTAACCTGAGCACCGGCAACAGCCGTTACATACAAGGAACGAACAACTTCACGGTTGATTTCAGCAAGAATTTCCGTAGAAAGAATGTTGCTGAGTTCTGTCTCGGCATCAAGACCGTGAATTGCTTTAAGGTCTTGAGCAAGTTCCATCGTGTATTCAGCTTTAAGAGCACGTGTAACTGCCGTAACAGTTGTTTTCTCAATGCTGAATGCCATCTCTGCGAAAGAGTTAGCAGTTGCATCACCCAGAGCTTCACCTTGAGCAGTAGTCATACCAGTAGGACTTGTGTAAGTACCGGCAGGACTATCGTTCAGAAGTTTCGGGTTAGAACCTGTCATCGCAGAGGATGTTAGATCACCAGCGGCATCATCGTTTGAGAAGCCGGAATCTGCTTCGTCAACCAAAGCCTCATCTCCATCAGAAGATTTGAACTTGGCACGCATGGCAAAGATCAAGCCCGTGGGGCCTGTCATTGGTTGCACACCACATACGTCATACGCAATGAGGTTAGGCATTGCACGGCGAACGAGGGAAATCAAAATTGGATCCCAATTTGATACCTGACCACCTGTACTGTTTACTGGTGCAGCTTCCGAAAGAAAACTTGCGTCCTCCCTCATAGCTTTTTCTTGGTTTTCCAAGATGAGAGTGGTAACAGCCCGCTTATAAGAATCCTCAATCTTACCCAGATCAGGGTGTTCTAGGACTGGCTGCCACTTTTCTTGTAGATGTTCTGTCTGAAACATTTGTTTCTCCTTTTTGTTACATCTGTTTATAATTTATGCACTCGCCTTATGATCACGACTGATTGCCGACATATACTTTTTCATAGTATCAGTCGTATCAACGTCCTGTGCGGTGCCACCATCTTCATCATCAAAAGAAGTTCCTGCATTACTGGAAGATGTAGAAATTTTAGGGAAATAACTTTCCTTTAGAGTAGAGAGTTTTTCTGTGAAAGACTCTTCATCTACAAAGTCAACATCTTCTGTAAGTGACTTGAACTTTTCAATCTCTGTATCTGCCAAATCTTCTGAGACTTGAGCAATAACTTGCTCACGAACCAATCCAGAGTTTTGTTGAGCAATCTCAACATTCTTTTGGATTTCTTCGTTGATCTTCTCTTCCAACTCAGCAATCTTTTCTGATTGAGCTTCCAGAACGTCATATTTTTCGTCTGGAACGTCAATATAGTGATCTTCAAACAACTGTTTCAGTCCAGAGATAAAGTCTTCTGCAATCTCACCTTTTAGTCCACGCTCGATTGCCAACTCGTTCTCTTTAGTCCATTCATCTACAACATAGTTGAGATAAGTATCAACTTTCTCGGTAAGTTCCTCTTTGAAAGTTTCAACTTCTACTTCTTTTTCACTATTTACTGCCTCTACAATACGCTCTACTTCTGAACGCATCTTAGATTTAACCGCAGCTTCAAACACTGTAGCTGCTTTTTCTTTAAACTCTTCAGAAAGTTCTTCACCTTCTACGAGAGCCTCAACGTCTTCTTTAACGCTGATAGACTTAATTTTCTCTTCGATTTCTGCTTTCGCATCTTCAAGAGCTTTTAATTCTTCTTCAGTTTTGGCTTCAGAAGCCTCTTCAACTGATTTTTGATGAGAAGAAATCATCTCTTCGATTTCAGCTTTCTTCATCTTTCCGATTGCTTCAAGATGTTGAGCTTTTGTCAAAGATTTTGCTTCCTCCAAATCTTCGCCGTCATGATCAACTTCATCACCGGCTGCAAGTTTTTCTGGTTTCGCCGGAGCTACTGAAGCAATTTTCTTAGCAGGTTTGATTTTGTCAGCACTCTTTGCAACTGCATCAGCTGCCTTTGTACCATCAGATGCATCACCACCAAGGTCTTCTTCTTCTGTTTCTCCGTCATCTGTTTTGTCAATTTCGGACTTTTGAGTAGGAATGGCACCCTTTTTAGGTGCATCGGCTCCATTGGCTTCTTCTAGTTCAGCCAGAACCTCCGCCTCAAGTTCCTCAATTGTTTGGTCTAATTCGGACATAGGGTGTCTCCTTACTTAGTTTTTGTAATATTTATTTATAAATTACAACTTTTCAAGAAATTTAGCAAACTCTAAAGCTTCTAAATTTACTTGTCTTTGATGCTTCTTT